AACCACCAGCAGTAATAGTAACAATACCAATAGTTCCATTCTCCATCTTGGATGTAGCAGCAACACCTGTACCATCACCAAATACTTCAATTGTTGGGTTACTTGTATATCCCATACCTGGATTTATTAGGTTAATAGACTGAACTACTCTCTTCTTACTATTGTTAATATCAGCAGCACCAGAACATACAGTAATACCACCAAGTAAATTAGCAGTTGCTATACCAGTTACACCAGCAGCAGGAGCAGAGGATATTGCTACTCTTGGCGCATATGTATAACTGTTGCCTCTATTGGATATACTGATGTATTGAATACCACCATTAATAACTCCAGTAACAGCAGTTGCTTGTACAGATACTCCAGCAAGTGTTAACTTCTGAGTTCCACCCGAACCTATGAGTACATCTTCACCATCAGCACCTTCAACCGCCTCCAATGTGTCATCAATCTCATCAACCCCAGTATCAATAACCTCATCCTCGTAGCGGAAGAGCTCACAACGCAGTTCATAAACATAAGTATTCTTAAGTTGATAGAATGGTTTCTCGTGCTCTACATACTTGATTTCAAATAGACGATCTCCTAATGGAAAATATATTAAATCTCCCTCTTTAGGTCTAGTAGATAATTTTACATTCTCCTCATTCTTCATCAAAGGAGAAATATAAGTTTCAAATCTCTCTTTCGAAATAATTACAGTAACTTCATTAGTTGCCTGAATACCAAACTTCGACAACATTGTTGGGTTGTCTCCATACCCATCAAAGTTATCAATATATGCTTCTATTGGATATGCATCATCAAACTTAGATGCAGTTACTTCCTTTAATATAGTTTTCTCTTCAATATACTTTCTTGGCATATAGTGTATATCTACACCATACATCCTTAACTGTTCATTAATAAGAGACTGAACAAGACTTTGTTCACCAGATGAGCCTTGTTGGAAAAACGGGTTAAGTGCCATGATCTTAACCTATCATATCAAGTGGTGGAAGTTCATAAGTGTTAGACATCATTTCTCGGATAACTTCAAGATCTTTCTCAGCATCATCATAAATTTGCCTACCATTTAGTTCTACTCCACCAGGTAACTTAACTCCCTGGAACTTCATTAAATTCTGTCCCCATTGCTTTTTAATAAGAGCAGTAAGGTATTTCTTTAAAAATGAATCATTCCAAACTCTTCCATAGTCATTTGGATTCATTGCCCTATAACAATCCATAATAATATAATCACCTTCAACAACATTACTCCAATCAATATCCATATACAATCTATCTTGCCTCTGATTAAATCTTATTTGTTTCTGTGTTGTTAATAGGAAATTAATATCTTCAAGGTATGTCTTAGTCATTGCATATGTTAACATCTCCATTGCACCCCAATAATATACATCATTCAGGAACATTTGATATTTAATACTGAACATACCACTTGACATGGAGTTTGTTCCATCAAAATGGAATATCTTTGTTACTCCAATAACCTCTGGTGGAACTTGCAAATAATTACTAGTCTCTGTCCAACTAAAACTGGTAGTACCACCATCAATAGTTGCAGTAGCAGTAGTGGTTGTTATTCCTACATTATCAGTATCATTATTACCTCTAGATCTTCCCCGCTTAATATCATCTTCTGTTAATTTATACTTTAAAAATGCTGGATATACACCATCAAAATGTCTTTCTTGAAAATACTGAACAGCATCATCGAGAAGATCTTCTACTTGTTCATCAGCAACATTAATCTCCAATACAGGAGCACCTAACTGTCTTTTGCAGTAAGTAATAAGTTCTGAACGTGAAGCTGGTTGGGACATTTATACAGTACCTCTATCAATATTTATATTGCAGACGAAATGCCTGGTTGGACTAAGATTGTTCCATCAACAATCCTATAGAACGTCGATCCAGAACTAACAATAACATCATATACATATCTACCTTCACTTAAAGTTCTGGTAGCAGTCGATCCTAATGAAATTGTAACCTTTCCTGCAGTAGAACTAGTAGTATCAATACCAACAACAAAGGTTGCTGCAGGATGCCCTGTTGATCCAACAGAGACACTCTTTGTCATTTGAGATGATCCAGTCCATCCTGTAGTTGTAGCAATACCAACCGAATTAGTTGTAGAAAAATTCCAACCAGTTCCTGAAGTATCTACAACTTCGAAAGTTCCTGTAAAATCGGATCCACCATTAAGAACAAAATTAGCTGCATATGCAACACCAGCCTCTGGATCGAATGTAATTTTTTTAGTTGCCATTAAATTTCTCCAGGGTTAGAAGATATGCCATTTAGATACCAATTCATTAAGCAAAGATTTAATTTCGCCTATTTCACTTTTCAAATCATCAAGATCAGATTTCATAGTACTTAAATCACCATCAACTTCTACTTGCTTTTGTTTTTGAAGTTTCTTTGCACTTCTACGAGCAATATACTGGTCATATTCAAAATCATTAGTATTAACTATTTGACCACTATCTGGGTCTCTTGCAAGATTTGAAAAATCTTTTACCTTTACGTAACTCATAATTATGCCATTGTGATAACACGGAGATCGGATGCTTTAGGAACCCATGTTTGATCAGTTGAAGTCATTACAAACTTAATCCTGTAATGTTTAAATGTTGGTAGATCTTCTACACTAAAAGTATATTCCCTAAAGGATATATCACCAGGATTAAATTTACCAGCATCTTGCTTAGGATTATACTTATCTGGTCGTCCATCACTTTCTGCAACTGATATAACCTCACCTCTATTATTTAAATTAAGATATCCAGGGAATGGAATAAAGATTGGATCAAAGTTTGCAGTATCACTAATTGCATAAAATGCTCTAATATCAGAATATTCATTAATATGAGCATTCATTATAATCTTAATTTGAGTAGCAGAATTTGTTAAAGTATTCTCTTTAGAAATATACTGACATGCTGTTGGGTCATCAAACATACTATTGACCCTATTATCAGTCTTATAATTTGAAATTGGTGCATCAACTCTATTAGAAACTAAAATTGCACTAATTCTTTCCAAATCAATTACAGGTGTTAATAAGGGATCTGAAGTAAGTAAATTAACAGTCATAGCCATTGATCTATCGCCTGGGAATGACTTAATTGTAGCATTGTTGGTCTCATTAACTCTAGATGCAATACATCTTGTAGAATTTAAGTAGTTAGATGCATTTAATGTGACAGATTCATTTCCTTTATCCATAAATGGTATATCAGTACCTTGACCTTTACCATCACCAAGACTAGTTCCAGAAACCGTTCTTAAAGTAGCATTTATAGTTGTTCCAGGAACAGTTGTATTTTGAATATTTGGTGATATAATTTGGAAAGGTATATTTTGAGATCCTGTAACATCAAAACCACCAGTAGATCTAGTATCATTAAAGTATAATACTGGATTACTTCCTGCAGTATTAGAACTCCTATCCATATGACCATACCTATTAGCAAAATAAGGAAAAGCACCTTGTTCTAATTTAAGAGTATATGAATCAAATGTTATTGGTGCAGGATCTAAATCAGTCACCTTCGATAACTGATGATCTCTATTAATTCTTGCAATAGAAACTCCACCAACTTCATACTTATAAACAGCTTGACCCTTTAAGTGATTTGATTTGTCAAGGAGTCCTCTAGTAATTCCAGTTAAACTACCACCACCTGCTCCAGTATACTTAATAATTTCATCTCCAATTTGAACCAAACCTGGATTAGTTGCAGCAACTCCAACACCTTCAAAAGTTTCAAAATCAGAACTACTTTCTACTGCTATAGATGTTGAAGAAGATGATCCATATGGTAATGATAATCTTGTTGGTGCAATATCTGATGTTGCTCCACGAATCTGTACATTATTTTGCTCATGATGCATACCATGATTTCTATGATCGATAGTGAAATGTAATCCATCAGTGAGAACTGTGAGTTTCTCTGGAGAGAATCCCCAACCAGTAGATCCATTAGAACCTAAAGTTGTTGTAAGTCCAGTAATTGGATTATCAAACATAATAGTCTTACCAGCACCAACTACAAAGTTACCTTGAACATTTTCAAGTAATAACTCATTAGCCATCCCCAAATTAGCAATACTGAAGCGAGCATTTCTACCAACATTCATTGTTCCTACACCAACTGTTGCTATACCAAGAACATCACCAACTTGATATCCAGAACCAGAAGTTATGACTCTTGCCGATGTAATTCCACCATCAGTAACCACCACATCAGCAGTTACAAAATCCCCTCCAGCAGTTATATTCGTTAAGGCAATACCTGTTTTCGTAGAAGTACCAGCACCAGGGAAAAATCCCAATCCACTATTAATAATTCCTAATTGGCCAGTAGCAACACCTGCGACTGATAAAAAGTCTCCAGATGCATTTGATCCTTGTTGAGTAACTGTATTTCCTTTTGTAAGAACATTATCGCTTATTGCAGTTCCAAAACCAACTCTAACTTGTCTTGAATTAATATTAATTGGGTTTGGCATCAATTTTGCAACTTGCTTATTACCTTCTGAAAGTACTGGATTATATAATTCTAATGTTCCAGCAGTTTCAAATTCTGCTCTTCTAATCTTAAACTTAAGATCTTCCCATTGAGAAGGTTCCCAAGTAGAAGCATTCTGAGACTTAAATAAAGATCCCAAATATGGTTGCTGTGAAATAAATTCATCAGTTAATATATCAGACTCTCCAATCCTAGATATAAACACCTGATATTTTGTTGACCAAGATGAAAGCGCAATTGCATATTCTTCGTTTGCACCTTCAAGATATACTGGTGCATCGAATGTAAACGTAGTTGCTACAGTTCCATTTGAAGATGTTTTAATATTATCTGGATCCATCACAATTTCTGAGAATGGTAATATCTTCTGTGTCGGAACACCACCAGACATAGTTCGAATCTGGAATGTCATAGGAATATCCATGTCATCCTTAGACTTGAAGTAAATATCACAACTAGTAATGAATATACCTTGTGACTCTGTAACCTGGAAGGATTGTGCTAGAGGGTCATACCAAATATCTTTTCTTCCACTTTCTTTAGTTTCAGATGATATTGCAGCAGTTTTAATAACTGAAGATCCTGCAAGTTGCTTCGCAGACTTTTCTTGTTTGCTGTGCTTAGTTTCAATAACAGCATTTCTAGTAGAAATGATTGATTCTTGAACAGTTTCAAGTGTTCCAGTAGCAGTAAAATGATCTTCACCAAAACTATCAGTATTATCTTGATCGTTAGTGGTATTATCAATCAAAGTAAAGGTCTTAGTACCTGTTTCAAATTTTGGATGATTACCACTATTTGGATTTGGAATATAGAATGTTCCGATTAGATTAGCACCTAAATCAGTTATTAATCTAACATCAGCAATTTTAGCAATAGCACCACTGGTTTCTCCACGTAAAACCATACCAGTCTTAGCATATCCAAACCAATCTCCTTGTGCTTGCTCACTTAAAGATTTAGTATCAACATTTAATATAGTTGTAGTTGCTGAATATGTAGATGGAAGATCCGTTGCTCCACCAGAAGCACTGGCTAATTGAATAGTTCCAGGAGTCCCCAAGAATGTTTCTAAACCTGTTGCTCCAACTTGTGAGATATATGGATTCTTTTTGAATACTGCTGTTGGAGCATTAAAAGGTCCTTCTCTATGATTTGCCTGTGCAGCTCTAAATTTAATAAATGGTTTGTCAGTACCTTCTGCCTGAACACCTATACTAGGAATTTGACCAATAATAGTTTCGCCTACCAGGAATGTATTAGATTCCATTGTAATTTCCAATAATTTTGGAGTACAATATCTCTTAACTTTAACTCCATCAAAGAATGGATACATTTGAGTTAATGGTTTGCACTTAGTAGCTCTAAATTCTATATTTCTAGAACGCATTATTTGTACAAGATCTCTACTAACTACCTTATCACCAATAGATTCATTATCCCATTGTTCAGTAACAACTTTTCTTGTACCAGATCTTCTAGATGTACCTGTATCATAAGTATCTCTAACTGTATCTTTGAATGTTGTGGTAGTTGAAAGTTCAACCATCTGAGAATGGTTTCTTCCACGACCACCATTAATCCAACCAGCCTTAATAATTTCTTCTACTTCATGTTTTCCTGTCACTGCTGATCTTGTTTCTGAGCGATCACTAAAGGTTGTACCAGTCCAAGTAGTTTCCCATGCATTCCATACTATTGGAGCTTGACCAGTTTGTGGGTCAACACCAAATTGTTGCATTGCTTGAGCTGTCACACCTGCAAAATTACCTTCTTGTTTAATAATTTTTGCTTTAATTCTTGCAGTATCTACCCAAGTATCTGATGATGGTGATAGTTTTACTTTTGCTTGCCAGAAACTTACTAAGAATGGTGTAACACTTTCAGTCCTAGTAGCAAATTGCTGACTTAACCACTCAACTTCAGTGTAATCAAGAGTAACAACATCTCCACCTTTCTTAATGTTAGTACCCTCTGGGTCCATATATGTTCTATCAATATTAGCAGCAACCCCTTCAACAGGTCCAGGAATAAGATCAATTGATGTTGTATAGTGTTGAGGTCTTAATTCCTTAAGTGTTGGATCTAAACTATTTTTTATCTTAATACTAGTCTCTTGTGGTAAAAGTGAAGTAAAGTTATCAACATAAAAACCAGATTTAAATTTATTCATTCCATCAGCATCTGGAAGGAAC